CGCCAGGAAAGGGTAGCGTCAAAAGGCTATTTAGCCCTCCACTTGTGCCGGCCAGAATCTCTGGCGTCAGGTTGATTGAAGGTATCAAAGACAGAGAGCCGTAGATCCCGTAGTTGCTATCCCACACTATGCAGACTTGCTCTGCTTGCGCGTAGGTGATGTTTTCCCATGTAAGATCCATTGTATCGCCAGATGGTTTATTGCAAAGCGGCCATCGCACTGTTCGGCCATTGCGCATTTTCATGCGTTTCTGCGGCCATTGGCCCATCGTAAAGGAACGCGCTGTAGGCACGATGCCTGGCAATGCGTTAATGATGTTCATAGCTCAATCACCCAATTTGCGTCAGTCTCGTATGTAGTCCAGTTTGCCCCAAGCAGACTATAACCGTTTGCATCGGTGGGATGGTGGAACGCTTCAATAGTAATAACCCCTTCACCGTCGATGTTGACTTTTTTTATTTCGTAGACGCGGGGTTTTGTGGTAGCGTTTCTGATTGCGAAGAAGCGCTCTGTTGGTGAAGCAAGGCCATCGAGCACAACGATTTGCTCTTCTTGTGGGTCGTTACTCATGTCCCAAGTAATCGCATCATAATAGCCGTCTGCTGCCGGCAGAAGCCATGGGCGAATGGTGACGATGGTTCCGTCTCTCTGTATAAAGCCTTGGAAGGAAGTGCTATAGCTAACAGCGTCAAAGTCCATTACGAAAAAGCCGCTAGAGCGCAGTTGCGCCGCCAGTACGTCTGGCGATGTTGTGAAACTAATTTGATGATCGTGTATGGTTACGAATCGAATGTAGTAGCAAGCAGCGTCGATAGCTTGCCTGTAGTTAGTACACCACTCCGACAAGTCAAGTTCTTTGACTGGAGCATTTACGCTGGTACTTGCTTCTCTGACCATCGCCACGCGCTCGCGGGCAAACAGTGGCGATTCTGCCCCTGTTGATTCTTCTCTCCATTTGACTTGTACTATAAACGGCTGCCTTGTTGCATAGTCAATAGTGTTTAGCCTAAAAGATCCCTCTTCAATGTTGCCGTTGTTAAATTGCGCTTCAACCTTGAGTGGTGCATCAAACTCAATCGCTTTCTTAAGATAATAGACACCACCAAGGCGAACCAGCTTGAGCAGATGCGCTAATGCAATCTCTGAAGCCCAGCTCAGAATGTTTAGCGGTTCATCTTCGACCTTATCGTAAAAATATCCCCGGTCTTGGCACCATTGCGCCGCCTCCTGAAAACTTGGCCTATCAATTTGAGCTAGTTGCGTGCGAGGGAAGGCGCCCAGTTCGGGGTTTGTCATTGCTTCGCGCAACCAGTCTGGCCATAAATGGCTTGATCCTTCTGTGTCGTTATTTAATAGCCTAGGCATTTGATGGCCGTTATTGCAGAAGCCGCTAAAACCTGAAAGACTGTTGAACTCAAGCGATGCTGAGATGTTCACGCCTACAGGCGCCAGAGATTCGTAAGATGGCGTCATGTCAAGATCGCCATAGTAATTTATTTGCGTGATTTGATGCTCTGGGCTATTGCTTACGCTTGATTGGATGTTTTCGTACGGGAATGCTTCATCGAACCTAGCGTAACCGCCAATCATGGATTCGTACTCAGGATCAGCCCAGCCAAGGCCAATGTCAAACTTAGGCTCAAGCTGTGAGATTTTGCGGTTCTTGCTATTTGTTGGGTTTATGATGTAGCCAGTTGATATTACGGTGACGCCGGCAGCAGTGGATTCCACCTCTTCACCGCTGTTGGTATCAAGCACTACGATTCGAGTAATAGCATTTTGGCGAACTTCCCAACTGGAGATCGGCACAAGCCTGTCGATCCATCGCTTGCTGGATGGATGGATAATCCTTAGGTAGTTATGGACCTCTTCGCCGCTAATACCGGCTATTGCGAACAGATCGGGAAACTGTGTCCATGTGACGCCGCGATCTTCGCTGTACTGCAAGGCGTTTACGCTATAGCGACGTGTCTTTGTAGTGATAGAATCTCCGCCGCTATCGTAACGGGAAACCGATATAACGCCATTCGCTGTCTTGCCGACTTGGTTTTGACCGGCGCGGCTGTTGATGGTCTGCACTTTTGGGCATGACCTGAAACCTGTTATGCCATTTACGGTTATGCCAACTCTTGACTTAATGATAATTTCGCAAACCCTAAACTCTCTCACTGCGCTAAATGATGCTATTGCCATGCGAAAGACTTGCGCAGCTTGAGAGCACAGCTTGTAACGGCCTTGCGTACCGCTTTGCAAATTGGCCAGATCATTGCTTGGGTTGTACTCTGGTGGCAGAATCGTAGTGCCGGATTCATCTGGAAACAGAAACTTAGGACCAATGAATTGCACGCTTCCGGCCTGTACTACCGTAAAGACATATTCCATGCTGTTGCCATCACCAACAGGCTCTTGCTCTGAGTCGCTAATGAAGATCGACTCGCTAGGGCTTTCCGATATTCTCCCTTCGAGTATTGCCCAGCAGCTGCCTATCCTGTAAAGCTCGTTGGGAATCAGGGCAGAATCTGCCGAGTTTTGTACGCCGGCAACAGCAGCCGCAACGCCGCCCATTTCCGCTTCGGACTCTGCATCATTATCTATGACCCGTGAATTGGTAGTATTAAATCGGATCTTTGTCTTAGCATCAGTAGTGCCATTGATCGCGTAGAGCAGCGAATCGCCAACGGCAACGCTTTGCGTAACGATTTGGTAGTCGCCGGTAGCAGGAGTTGTCCATGTCGAAGAGCCGCTGGCCTTGCGCTTGCGCAACCCGCTTCGCATTGACCAATAGAACTTACCCTTCCATATCTCTACCAAGGCCGCTGCATCGTCATCAGTGCGTACCTTGTCGTCATCGTCAATCCTTGCCACGATGGTTGGCTGTATTGTTACTGGTTGCCTGTGCATCATCGCGTTAGGGCACCAACCGTACAGGCCAAACGCTGTACTGGTTGATGGCGTTTCGCTCATGCAAAACGCTGTTTTGTACTGACCGCTTGTGGTTTCAAGCGCAAATACATCTTGGCCGCCACTGTTTTGCGAGTTGCCAGGATCTCTGTTTGCACTTCTGCCGGCGATGAGTTGGGTTGAGTTAATCCGCCCACCGTTGGGCGCAAAGTATATGGAATATCGCGCTCCCTGACTTAACGCTGTGCCGGTGTATGCGTAAGCGCCAAGCGTGTTGTTTCCAAATGCCCAGCCCCTTTGGTCCCAAGCATCTGCCGGCATTCCAGCGGTGCCGCCAAGAAAAATACCACGAAACATTACTGAGCCGTTATTTGCCAGCATCTGCGACCAAAGTAACGGCATTGCGACACGAACGCCGCCAAGGTTATTTTCGCGCTTGGCAATTACTACGGGAACAAACTGCCCGATCCTGGCGGGTTCCTGCATCGAGTCGAACCCGAAGCGCGGCGAAGATCGTTGGTTGTTAGTTGTTGGAGTACCGCTTTTTCTGGTGGTAGTGATTCTCGATTGTTGCCGTGCTGGAAACAGCAGCGAAGACAGTAGCGATACGCCAACTGAGATCGCTAAATTAACAAGTACAGGAACCAATGGCCCGCATACTGGCCCTTCGGCAGCAGCAGGCCGTTCTACTGACTCCCTTAGCGTAATTGCCTTCCATTCCCGGTACGCATCTTCCGATACGCCCAGAATCTGAGCAAGGCGTTTTTCGTAAGGGAGTAACTTAATCACAGCAAGCGATAGAGTTTAAGTGAGCCGCAAGCGTTGACGGGACCGGCAACTAAGCAGCCATAATGCCTGACAGTAATAAATGTGTCTGCATTAGGAAGCACTCCAACGCCAAAGGAACCATCTCCCCGGTCGAAGCGAATCAAGGCGCCGGCTTCAGGCTTCTCGATAGGTTCGGTCAGCTCGCCCCAGTCCTCGTCCAGCTCCCTCCAGTGCCCCCGCTCAGCCGCCCGATACCAGCTCCCCATACGATCTGCCGGCCAGGACATTCCCAGCTCCTGACGTACCGCCTGGGCCGTCCTGAAGCAGCAGGCTCCCCGACCGTCCCGTGGGTCTGCGCCAAGTTTCCAGGGCAAGCCAGACCATTTGCGCCAAAATGTCAAAACGAAATCCCTCCGCTAGATGGCAGTGGCCCGACTTGGGCCGCCGTGAGTCTACGGGTTGGCGCGGTCCCTGTGACAAAATTAAGCGGATTGCCAAGTTTTAAGGTAACAACAGAGAATGCTTCTTCTTCTCCTGGCACGGCATCGACATAGCTAAAGGTATCGCAAGCGCAAATGGTTGAGCTTAGAAAGTTCAACTCGTTCCATGTCGGGTATCCGTTTACGCTAGATGGTGGCGTGCCAACAAGTAGCACGGTCGAAACCTTGGCAAGCAATAAATCTTCAGACGCTTGCCATAGTTTTGCGGTTGAGATAATGTTTGCTGGCGCAATTAACTCATAGTCTCCGCTTTCGTTGCCATCAGTTGACAGGTCGCCGGCAATACTGTAAGGGCTGAAAGTGTACGTTAGTCCGTTAAACGTTCTATTCTCTCCAATAAAGAAAGGTTGATAGCGTAACGGCAGCGGCAACGGAGCGCCAGTAGCGTCAAGGAACTCAATGTAATGGGTTACGTCAATCATCAGATGTTGATTGAATCACGAAGGGCGCCATTGTTCTTCATGCCGTTAATGGTCTTGGCAAACGCTCGCCTTTCAACCATAGCATTACTCTTGCGTAGCTGATCTTCTGTAACGTAACGCTCTCCCCTTTCTTCCCTGACAGTATAGCTAATGTCAAGAGAATCCGATTCGTTTCCACTATTGCGCAATGCTTCTGCTTTTTGCATGTCAGAACGTGGGACAACCCGGCCAGTGACGCCAGGAAAGAAGAACTCTGGCTCTTTCTCGCCCGTAACATAAACCTCGCCAGGCTTGGTAATCCCGCCCTTGGCCATGAAGCCCCCGAAGGTGGGGACCGAAAATGCCGATCCGATGTTGCCGAGGGAGCCGGAAAGCGCCGCGCCAAGGCCGCCGCCCAGCCCCCCAGCTCCAGCGCCGCCAAGGCCGGAGAGCAGCCCCTGAGACGCTATGGCCTGGAACAAGCCGCCCATTTGACGCTGTAGCAGCGTGGTTAGCTGCTGTTGCGCTGAATCGGCAAAGCTGCTAGAAATGGCCCTTAGCATATCGCGCCCTACGTCTTCGATCTTCCTGGAGCCATCGGCAATGCTTACCAAGCCATTTGTTAATGCGCCGGAGATGGCGTCAGACGTAGCAACGATATTCTTTTCGAGGTTGCCCCAAACAAGTTGCTGATTTTCAAGCAGCTTGGTTTCGTTGGCCAGGCCAGTGGCCCGGTCGATATTGCCAGAGCGCTTCATCTCCTCCTCAAAAGCCCGTGCTGGCGCTCCGATCATCCCTGCACGCAGGCCGGCGCCAGTGAAACGGGCTTCGTTTCTGATTTCGTTAATACGCTTGCGGAACTCATTTTGCTTGCTAAGCTCTTCGGTTTGCGCTGTAAGCAAGGCTAGCTTAGTCTTTTCAGCTTCACTTGCAAGCTGATAAAGCTCAGAAGCCTTAAGCAATTCGACATTGCTCGCCTGTAGCTTGCCGCGTTCCAGTGCAGCAGCTTCCGCTTTGCCGGTTGCTAGTGTTTCCTGCAACTGCAGGATGGCAGAACGGGCCCGTTCTTGATTTTGTAGCTTATTATTAAGGTCGAGATTTATGCGGCGCTGTTTCTCTTCATTCTTGGCGATCTCCGTCGCCTTGCCAGCTTGAAAGTTAATTTGCTTAGCGATTGCAGGATCGTCGCCATACTTCTTTTTGGCGCTAGCAAGAGCGCTAACACGGTCTAGCTCAATCTGCTTAAGCCGAGACTTGCTCTCCGCCTCAATATCAGCAACTGAAGCAGCATTGTCGCTAAGGTCAAGAATCCTTTGCCTTGCTTCAATCTGCTGTTTTAAGGTGTCCTCTTGTTGCTTAAGCTGCGGCAGTTGGTTGGCTTGCAAAATCTGCTCAATCTGGCCAAGCTCGATACCTTTTTGCTTGAGCTTGTTTTGTTCTTCTAGGATTTTCAGTGCTTCTTTTTCTCCGCCGGCAAGTTGCAGCCGTGCCGCCATGTTGGCAGCATTGATTGGCGCAACAGAAGGCGTAGTGCCTATGGGAACTGGGCTAAACTTGGGACCGGGAATGTTGCTGATTTGTGTTGCAGTCTGGCCTTGGATGTTACTGGCCGCTCCCGCTGGAGCCCTGATGCTCGCCAGCACGTATGCTAGGGGTTCTAAGAGTTTGCCTAATTGATCGCGTAGCTCATAGTGTAAATGGGTGTTTCTGGGGTTAGGATCTGTAGTTACAGTGGCGATTCTTTGCCCAGCCTCTACCTTTTGACCTTGCCTTACGCCTGGCGTAGTGTGGCCGTAAGTGCCTTGCGTTCCATCGTCATACCTAATAACTACAGCCCCTCCAACCTTGCCGAATCCGCTTGAGTAAGACTGCGTTACCGTGCCTGCGCGACGGGCATGGATTGGATCGCCAACATCGAGCCCAAGGTCGCGCCCAGCATGTAAACGACCGCGCCCATAGCCTACACCTTCATTTATATTTGGCCCGCCCTTGGTGCCAGGCAGCATATTGCCAACACCTCCTACCACGCCAGTACGGGCAGACCCGCCAGGCGCAGCAGTAGCAGCACCCATATCAGGCAGCGTCATTGCCTGGCGCATTAAATCAGCAGCTTCTCTGGCACGTTGCAGAACATGATCCGCGACCTTCATTTTGTAATCTTCTACTGAGCGCACATAGGAGAGCTTGCGTTGCTCAATGTCTTCTATTTCGCGTGCATTTGTGCGCTTGTAATCCTCAACATCACGATTGAGCTT